GTTGAACAGGATGACAAAGGCTGGGATGCCAGAAAGCGTGCGTATTGCCTGAAAACCCAGCCAGCTACAGGGTCGTTCGCACGAAATCTTATTTATTCAACAAAGCCATATTTTACTGATACATCGAATCCTTTTTCGGTGAAAGTTATGTTTGTTATATCACCTTCCTTTTGGAGATCTTCGCAAATGGATTTTAGAGTTGCCTCCATATCATCTTTTTTAATAGAGGTGTTAACAATGTTAATAGATAATTTCTCTCTTCTTCCAACTGAACCAAGAATTCCAGAAAGATATTCGAAATCATCATATCCATGATAGTTTTTTGAAAAATCTAATGCTAAAGCTTTACGTTTCGTCTCTTTGGATATGATTGTACCTCTTTTGAAGAAAAGGCTTTTCATATCTTCATGAGTAACCTTTGTTTGATTTAGAGCATCAAACATAGCCTTGTCATTTACACTATATAAACCGATTTTCATTATTATCGCTCCCAACCAATTTCAACTGAACTAAATCGAGGTTTGGTAAATTCCACTTGGTGAAAGTCAATTGTGTTTATTATTTTTTGTTTGTGTTCGTCAAAACCCCATTCTCTAGAGTAAGTTTCTTTAGCTCGCATAAAAATGCTGCGCACATCTTTAAATATATTTGGATGAACGATCCTGATTCTTATTTTTTCATTGCCATCAAGGAGTTGATATTTTGATAATGTATCTAGTATGTAAATGAACTCTAATTCATTTTTTCCTTCGCCGTTGTAGTAAATTACATATCCGTGGTCAAATGTCTTTTCCCACTTTTCAGTGTCTTCATTACAATGCTTAACATCATTGTGTTTAATGATAAGAAATGGGCCGGTTAATAATTCGACTGTTGCTGGATGATCTTCAGGAGAGCCACTGACTTTATGTAATGATAAATCAGGATAAAAGAACTGATAATTTCTACCGAGTGGGAACTCTCGTTTATGGCTTAAATGAGATAAGTCAGAAATTATGGATTGAAGATAATTTATCGTTCTTGGTTCGATTATATGTATTTTTTGACCTTGTTTTAAAGGTATATTGTCAAGATTTATACCTCGTTGTATTTTATCCGTTTCTGAAACGTGAGACTGATAAAATACATCATAAAATGATTGGTCGAAATCACCATCATGATTATAAACAAATAACATACCTCTGACCTCAGAGGATCCGCTTTGATAAGAGTACCGTTCTTTCCATTCCTTACTACCTTCGGCACAGTCTATTGAATTGGCTAATGACACCAATGCTTTCCGCATTGAAGTTGAAGTGATAGAACCTTTAACATAACTCTTTAAATCAGTGTTTAAAAAAACAGTTCTATTCAGATAGGGGTCTTTGTAGGAAAAAACCACATCTGTTGGATGAGTACCTGATTTAGCCTTATGTTGTTCTTTTTTCATACATGGAAAATTCTCATTAGTTGTACCAACGAGGTCCCATTTAAACCATCTAAATAAATCAGAAGATAATTTTTCTGCCATTTTTGAAATATTTTCTGTTTCACCTGCCATGGATAGTCACCTATATTTTGGGGTAAGTCTCTAAATGTCAGCCTACGGTCAGACTCATCTGTACGCTACGAGAAAGACCTGACATATCGATCAGTATCATATTCTTCATCTCTTTGCATTGTATTGCATGGAAATGCATGACTTTTTTCAACCGCGATCATCCATTTCAATGTAGGCAGCTCAGGGTTGTATGGCGAAGTGCAACTGCATTAAAACCGACCCATTAAGCGGGCAGGCGAGGCGGGGATAGCACTGCGCGCCAGACGTGGTGACAGGATTTATTTTACGCGTCTGTGCGCGTCGTGGTGGCGCGCTGTGATGTGAAGTCGTCAAGGTCATGTCGGGGCGCTTGCGTCGCGTGTGCGGCGTCTGGCTTGCTCTGAGGATATGCCGCCCGGAGGCGGCATTTTGTGCGGGGTTAATCGGTCTCGATGTTGTAATCCTTAAAGCGGATCACCTCCATCCCGAGCCAGTCGTTTATCTCTTTGAAACGCTCCTGCAGCGGCGTCAGCTCGTTACGCACAAATACCCGCGCCACCTTCTCGATATCGCCCATCGAGCCGATATTTTCAGGCTTGCCTCCCATGAGCTGGAACGGCACGCGGTGCGCGTCGAGCAGGTCAGCGGCGCTCACCTTCTTGATGTTAAAAAAATCATCCTTCGTGGCGACTTCACTCAGCGGCACGATCTTAATGCCATCCGGTTTCCCGTTCGGGGCGTAGAAAAACAGGTTTTTAAAATTCCCGAGTCCTTTCGAATCACGCATGGCGGAGCGCAGCGCCTCAACGTCGGTGCTGCTCTGCGCCGCGTCGGTCACGTACATGATATAACCCGCGTGCGCGCCGTTCTGGTAATACTTGCGACGAAACAGCGTGGCGGATTCATTCAGCCAGGCAGAATTAAGCGCGCTGAGGTATTCCGGCATCCCGTAGAGCTCCTGATTTATATCGGGCTCAAGCAAGTGAAACACCGAACCGGGCGCGAACTGGTGCGGGTGCGTATAGTCCGACACGTACCAGTGAACGCCATCCTCAACGCCCCGGCGGGTATATTTGGCCGGGGAGGTTTCCAGTTTAAAGAGCTGGCCGGTCACGCTCATACGCTTTTCAAGATAGCCGTTGGCAAACACCAGATAATCGAGCACAAGGCGGCTAAAGTCCTGACGGGACAGCAACGGGTGCGGGATAAAGGTGCTGGTCAGAATGTTGCGCTTGACGTAAATCGGGGAGCTGTGGTGTACGGCTGCGCGCAGGCTTTTTGCCAGTCCCGAGAAGTTGACCGGCGGCTCGTACCATTTGCCGTTATTGATGCATTCGACATAGTCGAGAATGTCCCGGCGATCCAGAACGGGAGACGGCTCACCAAAGGTGAATGTCTCCATTTTCTGCGGCGCGCTGGCCGTCATGCTGGTCTGTTTTGGCTGTTTCTTTTGGCGTTTTTTCATCTTAGTTAATATCCAGAATTGAGCTTGATTGCATACCGCTACCGGCGGAAAGCGGCTCGTTTAACAGGGCGTGCATGGTCGCCCACGCGATATCCGCGTGGCTGGCTTCTTCACTGCGGCTGGCTTCGTAGGTGGCGCTGCGGCCGCTGCTGGTCATGGTTTTGCGGATAGCCATAAATGACTGCGTGATGTCGGTCGCACCGGCGTCGTATTCCAGACACCCGCGGCGAATGGTGTCTTTTGCTTTCAGCACCATTGCGGTTTTCATTTCCGGCGTGTAGCGGATGGCGCGCGCCGCCGGGAAGAATGAGCGCACGAGCTGGTAAACACCCTGGCCGATGCCGGTCGCATCGATGCCGATATAGTCAACGGTGTATTTCTCGGTCAGCGCACGGATGGCCTCAGCCTGCGCGGCAAAGTCCATTCCTTTCCACTGGTGACGCTCAAGGATGCGGAACTTGCCACCGGCAACCACCGGCGGAGCCAGTACCGCACAGCCTGCGCTGTCGCCGGTGTGTGACGGGTCATAGCCAATCCAGACCGGACGCCAGCTAAACGGACGGTCGGCGAACGGCTCGAAGTCCTCCCATTCTTCCATCGTATCGACCATGCAGCGCTGTAGTTCCTCGAACGGGAATACCGACGCCTTATCGTCGACGAACTCGCACATAAACAGGTTACGGAAGTCATCCGCGCTGTTTTCCTGCTTAAGCTGGTCGAGGTTGAACAGGGTGCAGCCACCGGCAAGCGCGTCCTCAATGGTGACAATCTGCCGCCACTGTCCATCACCGCACAGCACGCCACCGGCAAGCGCCTGATGACTGATATCGATGTCGACACGTTCGTCGCGGTTGCTGCGGCCACGGTTAAACAACTCGCCTGACCAGAACGGGTAAGCGCCGTGCGCCAGCGTCGACGGGGTCGAAAAATAGGTTGTGCGCAGGTGTGACTGCGAGGCCATGCCCGAGGCGACTTTGCGCAGCTTCTGAAAATTGGGGATCCAGAAAATTTCATCGACATACAGGTCGCCGTTGTGGCTCTGCGCGGTGTTGGAATTGGTCCCGAGAAATATCAGCTCAGCGCCATTGTTGCCGATGACGATCGGGTCGCCTGACAGGTCGACGTCAACCAGACGGGCAAAGGCGATAATGTACTTACGGAACACGTAAGCCTGCGTTTTACTGGCCGATAAAAATATCTGGTTTTGCCCGGTCTTAAGCGCGCGCAGGAGGGACTCGCGCGCAAAGTAGAACGTCGCGCCAATCTGTCGCGATTTCAGGATGTGGCGGATGCGGTGCTCTAACCCCGCTTTATGCCAGCGGAGCTGATAATCAAACGACTGGTCGAAGAAAATCTCCTCCAGTTTCTCTATGGCCTCCTCGCTGAAATAGTTTCGTTTCGGCTTTCTGCGATCCCCTTTGTTACGGCTGGCGATATTGGGGTTTAAATCCGCCTCGTTTCCGGTCTGGCCGTAGCGGTTAACGCGCGCGAGCCGCTCCATCTGGCGCGACAGAAAATCAGCGACTTTGAAGTCATGCGCGGTCAGGTCTGGCTTTGCGTAGAGCTGAATAAGCCGCGCCTCTAACGTGGATTCGACGCGGTTAATCGGCGCGGTTTTTTCCCATCCATCGCGCTGTTTCCAGCTCTGCACGGTCGGGCGCTTGAGCTGCAGCATGTCGCAGATTTGCGGCACTGCGAACCCCTGCCAGTACAACAGGCGCGCCTGTCGTCGCGGGTCATTGAGCAGTGAAAGGTCAGTTGAAATGGTCATGCTTGCCTCGTTTTGGGTGTGACGTGGCAAGGCTAAGGAAATGGGGTGTTATTCGCGCTAAGTGCCTGTTGTATCAGATCTAACAGGAGCGCAAGCGGTGGCTGATACGGGTCAGAGTCGGGAAACTAAACCCGACCCGAAAACCCAACATCAGGACACCTGAACAATGGCAAAGAAAGTCTCTAAATGGTTTCGCATCGGCGTCGAGGGTGACACCTGCGATGGCCGTGTCATCAGCGGCGATGATATTCAGGATATGGCCGACACGTTCGACCCCCGCGTCTACGGCTGCCGCATTAACCTCGAACATATCCGGGGCCTGATGCCTGACAGTCCGTTTAAACGTTATGGCGATGTGACCGAGCTTAAGGCGGAGATTATCAGCGATGGCTCAGCGCTCGATGGCAAAAAAGCGCTGTTTGGCAAAATCGCCCCGCTCGACGAGCTGGTCAGCATGGTTAAGGTCGGGCAGAAGGTTTACACCTCCATGGAGATCCGCCCGAACTTTGCCAATAGCGGCAAATGTTATCTCGTTGGCCTGGCCGTCACCGATGACCCGGCAAGCCTCGGCACCGAATACCTCGAATTCTGCAGCCGCGCCGCGCAGAACCCTCTCGCCGGTAAAAAAGACCAGCCGGACGACGTTTTCTCTGTGGCCTCACTGGCTGTGCTGGAGTTTGAGGACGTCCCCGACACCATGCTCAACAGCCTGACCGATAAAGTTAAAGCCATTTTTGGCCGCAAGCAGGCCAGCGATGACGCCCGTTTCGCCGATGTGCATGAGGCGGTGACCACCATCACCGAACTGGTGCAGACCAACCTTACCGCCACCGACCAGCGCGTCACCGAGCTGGAGACCGAACTGGCACAACTCAAGCAGGACGTGACCAGCAAGGCGGAAGAAAGCGCGCAGGCGTTTAACGACCTCAAACGCTCCCTCGATAACACCGAAAGCCAGCGCCAGCCGCGCCGCGAGCTTTCAAAAGGCGGTTCGGGCGACGAGCTGCTGACGAACTGCTGATAACGCGCCGGGCGTGCTGCCTGGCCTGAACCCTTTTACCCGAACAGGAAAAACCATGCGTAAAGATACCCGCTTTAAATTTAATGCCTACCTGACCCGCGTCGCGGAGCTGAACGGTATTTCCACCGATGACGTGGACAAGAAATTCACCGTCGAGCCGTCGGTCACGCAAACCCTGATGACGACCCTGCAGATGTCATCCGCGTTTCTGACCAAAATCAACATCGTGCCGGTCGACGAGCTAAAAGGCGAAAAGGTCGGGGTCGGTGTTAACGGCACGATTGCGAGCACTGCCGATACCGCCGGTGATGATGAGCGTAAAACCGCTGATTTCACCGCGCTGGAGTCATTCAAATACGAGTGTGACCAGATTAACTTTGATTTCCATATCCGCTATAAACAGCTCGACCTGTGGGCGCGATTCCAGGACTTCCAGACCCGTATCCGTGACGCCATCATTAAACGTCAGTCCCTCGATTTCATCATGGCCGGTTTCAACGGCATAGAGCGCGCGGCGACCTCCGACCGCAAAAAAAATCCACTGCTGCAGGACGTCGCGATCGGCTGGCTGCAGAAATACCGCAATCAGGCACCCGCGCGCGTGATGTCCAAAATCACCGACGAGGACGGCAAGGTCATTTCTGACGTGATCCGCGTGGGTAAAAACGGCGACTATGCGAACCTCGACGCGCTGGTCATGGATGCCACCGGCAACCTGATTGACGAGATTTATCAGGATGACCCGGAGCTGGTTGTCATCACTGGCCGTAAGCTGATGGCAGATAAGTATTTCCCTATCGTCAACAAAGAGCAGGAAAACACCGAGTCGCTGGCCGCTGACATCATCATCAGCCAGAAACGTATCGGCAACCTGCCAGCCGTGCGCGTGCCTTACTTCCCGGCAAATGCCCTGATGGTGACGCGTCTCGACAACCTGTCTATCTACTTCATGGATGACGCGCACCGTCGCAGCATCATCGAGAACCCGAAGAAAGACCGCATCGAAAACTACGAGTCAATGAATGTTGACTATGTGGTCGAGGCTTACGCTGCCGGTTGCCTGATTGAAAACATCAAGCTCGGTGACTTCACCGCACCTGCAGCGCCGGAAAGCGGGGAGTAAGCCATGACGAGTCCCGCAGCGCGTCACATGATGCGGGTCTCGGCCTCTGAAACTGCGCAGCGGGCTGCCGTCCCGCTGCGCAATGCAACTGCCTATGAGCAGATGCTCGTTAAGCTGGCCGCAGACAACCGCACGCTAAAACAAATCAGCTCCAAAGAGCGCAAAGCCGCTAAAAAGCGCGAGCTGCTGCCGTTCTATCTGCCGTGGGTCGCTGGCGTACTCGAAAACGGCAAAGGCGCGCAGGATGACATCGTCATGACGGTGATGCTCTGGCGTCTCGATGCTGACGATATCGCCGGGGCGCTGGAAATCGCCCGTTACGCCATGACCTACGGCCTCACCATGCCGGTCGGTCGCCGTCCGACGCCGTGCCTGCTGGCCGAAGAGGTGGCGCTGGCCGCGCAGCGCCTGCTGACGGCAAAACAGCCGGTCAGTCTGGCGAACCTGCTCGACACTATCGCGCTGACCGAGCGCGCGGATATGCCCGATATCGTGCGTGCGAAGCTGCACAAAATCACCGGCTACGTGCTGCGTGATGCGGAGCAACTGCCGGAGGCGCTGGCGCACCTGCAGCGTGCGATCCAGTTAGAAAGCACTATCGGGGTGAAAAAGGATATTGAGCAGCTGGAGCGCCAGCTCAGGCCAAAACCCGAACCGGCACCGAAAACAAAAACGACTCAACCGCGCACGCGCAAAGTCGCCGCTAAACCGGCGGCACGGCGCGGGCGTCCACCAAAGGCGGCAAAAGCCGCAGGTTAACCGAGCGCTCCCCGAGCCGGGCGGCACGCCGGTCAATGCGGGTATTTATTGCCCTGACTGCGACCGGCGTCCACCGCCCACCCATTACCCGAGGTTGTCATGACGACGCTGATTATTGAGCCAAAAAAAGAGCCGCAGGATGTGCCGGGCGTGGTGATACCGCCACCGGGCGTGAGCGAGCCGGTAATCAAAAACACCCCGTTTTTTCCTGACGTGGATCCGAAGCGCGTGCGGGAAGAAATGCGTTTAGAACAGACCGTTTCCCCCGTGCGCCTGCGCCGGGCGATTAAGACCGCCATTGCGGAAACTAACGCGGAGCTGAGCGACTGGCGCGAAAGTCAGCTCGATGCCGGTTACGCCACGCTGGCGGATGTCCCGACGGACAATCTCGACGGCGAGAGTGTGCGCGTTTTCCACTACTTCAACGCCGTGTGCTCGATGACGACGGCCACGCTTTATGAACGTTTACGCGGCGTGGATGCGACCGCCAAAGGGGACAAAAAAGCCGACAGCATCGACAGCACTATCGATGAAATGTGGCGGGATATGCGCTGGTCTGTGGCGCGCATCCAGGACAAAGCGCGCTGCATTGTGGGGCAAATCTGATGAAAGCGTATGCGCTGCAGGGCGACACCCTCGACGCGATTTGCGCCCGGTACTACGGGCGCACTGAGGGCGTGGTCGAAACCGTCTTAGAGGCTAATCCCGGCCTGTCTGAGCTCGGTGTGATCCTGCCACACGGCACGGCAGTAGAATTGCCCGAGACCGAGAGCGCGGCCACTACCGAAACGGTGAATCTATGGGACTGAGTATGGAAAAAATTACCACGTTTATCGCCTACTGGCTGGCCGTGGGGCTGGCGTATGTCGGGGCAATGTCTCCCGAAAAGATGGCGCTTTACGTGGGCGGCGGATGCGCCATTTTTACCGCGCTGACGAACTACTGGTTTAAGCGCAAGACGTACCTCTACCTGACATCGCTCGGACTCGATAAAGGGGCTATTCGTGAAATCAATCGTTAAAAAATGCAGTGTGGCCGCCGTGCTGGCTCTGGCAGCGCTGATGCCTGACTTTCGTCTGCTTAACACCTCGCCCGGGGGGCTGGCGCTGATTGCCGACCTCGAAGGTTGTCGCCTGACGCCTTACCAGTGCAGCGCGGGAGTGTGGACGTCAGGCATCGGCCACACTGCAGGCGTCGTGCCGAAAGGGGAAATCACCGAACGTCAGGCGGCGGCGAACCTTGTCGCGGATGTGATGAACGTCGAGAAGCGTCTCGCAGTCTGCGTGCCGGTGGAAATGCCGCAGCACATTTACGACGCGCTGGTCAGCTTCTCATTCAATGTGGGAACCGGCGCAGCCTGCCGGTCGACGATGGTCGCCTATATCAAGCGTCATCAATGGTGGCAGGTGTGCGACCAGCTCCCCCGCTGGGTTTACGTGAATGGCGAAATTAACAAAGGGCTGGAGAACCGCCGCGCGCGCGAGCGTGCTTACTGCCTCAGGGGGATTCAATGAAACTGATGTTGTTTTTACTGGCCGCGCTGATGGCGGTAGTGCTCTGGCAGCGTCATGAAAACGGCAACCTGACGCGCTCGTTTGAACGGGCAAACAGGGTTGCGACCGAACAAAAAACCGCGATCGGGATGCTGAAAAATCAGCTTTCCGTTTCGCAGGGAATAGCAAGGCGAAATGAAACTGCTCAGGTCAGTTTACGCGGCGAACTGCTGGCCGCCGGTGCGATGGCCGTGCGGCGTGAAGAAACCATTACGAGGTTGATAAATGAGAATGAAACCCTGCGCCGCTGGTACAGCGCTGAGCTGCCTGATGTTGTGCGTCGGCTGCACACCCGCGCCGGTTGCGCCTCCGCCGGTCATTGTTTACAGCGCCTGCCCGAAGGTGAGTTATTGCCCGATGCCGGAAAGCGACCCGGTCACTAATGGCGACCTGAGCGCCGATATACGCAGGCTTGAGCACGCGCTCGCTGCCTGCGCGCTGCAGGTTGAAACCGTCAAAGACTGTCAGGATAAACTCGATGAAGAAAGCACTCAGCCTGCGCGAAGCGCTGATTAAAGCCGTCCCGCAGCTTGAAACAAACCCCGAAATGATGCGCATCTTTGCCGATGAGGGGAATATCGATGCGCGGCTCGCGGCCTCGCTCTCACATGAGAAAATTTACACCCTGAATGTGATCGTGTGTGACTTTGTGGGCGACCCCGATTTGATTTTCGTGCCGGTGGCCGCATGGCTCAGGGCAAACCAGCCGGATATCTGCACGCTCGATGACGGGCGCAAAAAGGGCTACCGTTTCCAGATGGATTTGAACGACGGGGACAGCGTCGATATCAGTATCAGCCTGCAGCTCACCGAGCGCACCCTCATCAAAGAGGAAAACGGCGCGCTGCACGTGAGCTATGCCCCTGAGCCGCCGCTGCCGGAGCCCGTCACCCGGCCAAAAGAGCTCTATATCAACGGCGAACTGGTGAGCAAATGGGATGAGTGAATTTAAGCCCTTTGACGACCGGCTCAATGGTCTGATTGCTGCCCTGTCACCCGCTGCGCGCCGCAAGCTGGCCGGGGAGATTGCAAAGGAGCTGCGCAAATCGCAACAGCAACGAATCAAGCTGCAGAAAGCCCCGGACGGCTCACCGTATCAGGCGCGAAAGCGTCAGCCTCTTAGGACTAAGGGTGGGCGGATTAAGCGGGCAATGTTCCAGAAGCTCCGCACGAGCCGGTACATGAAAGCCTCTGGCAGTGAAAGTAGTGCAGTGGTGGAGTTTACAGGCAAAGTGCAGCGAATTGCGCGTGTCCATCAGCTAGGACTTGAAGACAAGCCAAACCCACACAGTCAGTATGTGCGTTATACAGAACGCCAGTTACTTGGGTTTAGCTTGGGTGATTATCAATGCATTGAAGAAAAAGTTTTAAAGCAACTTGGTGTCAACAAAACTATTTGACCTATTTACGAATCAGGTAAGTGTAGGCAAAATAGTCACTAACTTAATCGTGACGGTGTAAATGTCTTGGTTTATTATCAGTATCGTTCTCAATATCGCTAATATCATAAACTCCAATACTACGGAAAACTTTTAGTTCATTCCGGTCAATTAGCTTCAGGATTTCTTTTTCTCCAGTCTTATTAATTTGATCATTGAGAAGAAGCTTAACATAGTCAGGTAGATCCTCGTTTTTATGGGGCTCGTTTGATTCAGCAAGCTTTGAAAAATAGTGAGTGAAATAATCGCCAGAACGGCTATGGGGACAACAAAAAATGCAATGAAAAGGGTTGGTTCTTTTTAGTATTTCGTTTAATGATAAGTTTTTGCCATGCTTGCTATGCTTGCCATCTGCATAATCTTTTACTGTGTAAGCATCAGCCATGAAAATTGACGTAGAAGATGTTTCGTTTCGAGGGCACATTAATTTTGTATCTTTATCGGGGATGCTATAAAAGGCATAAAAAGGTATTTTTTTATGTTTTTTTGAGTATGAGAGTAATTTTTTTAGCTGTGCTTGCGTTCCTTTTGGGTAATTTAGTTTTTTGACATAGGAGTCATATTTTTTGGTGAATTTTTTAGCTTGAAATATTAATGGGAAGTGAAATTTTTGGCCTACAAGCCAAAGTTCAAGTTCGAAATCAGCACCTGTTGTTGTGCTTTCCATATGTCGAGTGAAAGTTGTTATGTTGATGTACTTGAATCTGGCATCTAATTCTCGCCATTTCCAAACAAGATAGTCGGTGATTGACTCCTCTTTTACGTCAGAGACATTTAGCATGAAGTTTTTAACGTCTAAAGAGACATCTTTGTTTGATTTGCAAAGGCTCATTTTATTTTTCCAGTTATTTTTAATGTTATAAAGTTACTACCTTTTATGCATGTCTGACTTAAGCGGAATCAGACTTAGTCATTCCAAAAACTATACACTCATTGGTAAGTACCTTAACTTAATTGTTAAGTATTTCCAATAGATAGATAAGGTTTGTGATAGACATTGCCGATGTATAGTGAATGCAGTGTTTTTAATCATCTCAATGCTCAGCAGTCACCACTGCATTTGACTCTTAGAAGCGATAGGTTTTCTGTTTATAGGTGGTAAAGATAAGTTAAATAGTGTTGTTTTATCCTTCACAAAACACCGATCCATTGTCGCTGGCCTCCCCCGGCGGCATCCTTTCCCCATGAATAATCTAAATTCTCTGCAGGAAATCGCACGCGCGATCCGCAACCTTATCCGCACCGGCATCGTGACCGACGTCGACCACGACGAGGGGTTGTGTCGCGTCCAGACCGGCGGCATGGAAACCACCTGGCTGAACTGGCTTACCTGCCGCGCAGGTCGCTCGCGCGTATGGTGGGCTCCATCCGTTGGCGAGCAGGTGCTTTTGCTGGCTGTCGGCGGCGAACTCGATACGGCGTTTGTGCTGCCGGGCATTTTCTCGGATGACCATCCCGCGCCGTCTGCCTCACCTGATGCGCTTCATGTTTCCTTTCCTGACGGGGCGGTTATCGAGTACGAACCCGTAAACGGCGCGCTCACCGTGTCAGGCATCAAAACCGCTGACGTCACCGCGTCTGAGTCCATTACGGCCACCGTGCCGGTGGTGCTGGTGAAAGCGTCAAGCCGAATCACGCTCGATACGCCGGAGGTGGTGTGCACCAACAAGCTGACGACCGGCACGCTCGAAGTGCAGAAAGGCGGGACGATGAGCGGGAACATCGAGCACACCGGCGGGACACTGAAATCAAACGGCGTGCAGGTGGATAACCACGCGCACGGCAACGTACAGAGCGGCGGAAGCTGGACTAAGGGGACGCAATGACGGTGCGTTATATGGGAATGAACAGCCGTACCGGCCTCAGTATCTCTGAAGTTGAGCACATCCGGCAAAGCGTGCGCGACATTCTGGTAACGCCGGTTGGCTCGCGCGTCATGCGTCGCGAATACGGCTCGCTTCTGTCGCAGATGATTGACCAGCCGCAGACCCCGGCACTGCGCCTGCAGATTATGGCCGCGTGCTATTCAGCCATTCAGAAGTGGGAGCCGCGCGTCAGCCTGACGACCATCACCTTTGAACGGTCGGAAACCGACGGTGGGCTGTATGTCGACATCACCGGCACCCGCTCCACCGGCGGCCAGCCTTTTTCACTCACCATTCCACTGAGTTAAACGCTATGGCAATTGTTGACCTTAAGCAGCTCGCCGCGCCTGACGTCGTGGAAGAACTGGACTATGAAACCATCCTGAGCGAACGAAAGGCGACACTCGTCTCGCTATACCCGGAAGACCAGCAGGACGCAATCGCGCGCACGCTGTCGCTTGAGTCCGAGCCGCTGGTGAAGCTGCTGCAGGAAAACGCCTACCGGGAAGTTATCTGGCGACAGCGCGTCAACGAGGCCGCGCGTGCGGTCATGCTGGCCTACGCTGCAGGAAGCGACCTTGACCAGATAGGCGGAAATTACAACGTTGAGCGCCTTGTCATCACCCCTGCAGACGACACGACGTTACCGCCGACGCCTGCCGTGATGGAGTCGGACACCGACTACCGTCTGCGCATTCAGCAGGCCTTTGAGGGGCTGAGTACCGCAGGCTCTACCGGCTCCTATCAGTTTCACGGTCGCAGCGCTGACGGGCGGGTCGCCGATATTTCGGTCATCAGTCCCGAACCTGCGTGCGTGACCGTTACGGTGCTTTCCCGCGAAAATAACGGCGTGGCGTCTGACGAGCTGCTCAACATCGTGCGCAACGCGCTGAACGATGAAGACGTCAGGCCGGTCGCTGACCGCGTGACCCTGCAGTCGGCGAACATTATCGACTATAAAATCACCGCGTCGCTTTACCTTTACCCCGGTCCCGAAAGCGAGCCTGTGCTCAGTGCTGCGAAAGCAAAGCTGCAGGCGTATATCACCGCGCAGCACCGGCTCGGGCGCGATATCCGCAAATCGGCCATTTATGCCGCGCTCCATGTTGAGGGCGTGCAGCGCGTCGAGCTGGCCGAACCGGTGGCCGACATCGTTCTCGATGACACACAAGCGTCATGGTGCAGCGACTACGCCGTCACCATAGGGGGCAACGATGAATGATACCCGCCTGCTGCCGGTGGGCTCGTCACCGCTTGAGGTGGCGGCGGCGCGCGCCTGCGCTGAGATTGAAAATACCCCCGTTCCGCTGCGTCGTCTCTGGAGTCCTGACGACTGCCCGGCAAATCTGCTGCCGTGGCTGGCGTGGGCGTTTTCCGTTGACCGCTGGGACGAGAACTGGCCGGAGGCCACAAAGCGGGATGTGATCCGCGCGGCGTGGTTTATCCATGCGCACAAAGGAACGATTGGGGCAGTGCGCCGCGTGGTGGAGCCCCTCGGCTACCTGATTAACGTGTCGGAGTGGTGGGAAACCAACGACCCACCCGGCACGTTTCGCCTCGATATCGGTGTGTTAGAGACCGGCATCACCGAGGAAATGTATTACGAGATGGAGCGGCTCATTGCCGATGCAAAGCCAGCCAGTCGCCATCTTATCGGCCTCAACATTATTCAGGATGTGCCGGGATATCTGTACACCGGCGCGCTGACGTATGACGGCGACACCATCACGGTTTACCCGGATAAGTGAGAACACCATGACAGTAAAATATAAAACGGTCATCACCAAAGCCGGTGCGATTAAGCTTGCTGCAGCGACCGTCCCGAACGGGAAAAAAGTGAATTTTACGGCGATGGCCATCGGCGACGGTGGCGGCACATTGCCGGTGCCTGATGCCAGCCAGACAAAGCTCATCAATGAAGTCTGGCGCCATACGCTGAACAAAATCAGCCTGGACAACAAGCATCAAAACTATGTGATCGCCGAGCTCCTCATTCCGCCAGAAACCGGCGGTTTCTGGATGCGCGAAATGGGGCTCTATGACGACACCGGCACGCTGATTGCCGTCGGCAACATGGCGGAAAGCTACAAGCCGGAGCTGGCGGAGGGGTCAGGCCGCGCGCAGACCGTGCGTATGGTCATCATGGTAAGCGACATCGAGTCAGTCGAGCTGACGATTGACACCTCAACCGTGATGGCAACGCAGGACTATGTCGACAACAAGCTCGCTGAGCATGAGCAGTCCCGCCGTCATCCTGACGCTACGCTCACCGAAAAGGGTTTCACGCAACTAAGCAGTGCGACCGACAGCATGTCTGAGACGCTCGCAGCGACGCCGAAAGCGGTCAAGGCGGCGTATGACCTTGCTAACGGGAAATACACGGCTCAGGACGCGACCACGGCGCAAAAGGGTATCGTCCAGCTCAGTAGCGCAACCGACAGCACGTCTGAGACGCTCGCAGCGACGCCGAAAGCGGTAAAGACGGCGTATGACCTTGCTAACGGTAAATATACGGCTCAGGACGCGACCACGGCGCAAAAGGGTATCGTCCAGCTCAGTAGCGCTACCGACAGCGCATCTGAGACGCTGGCGGCCACACCAAAGGCCGTGAAGGCCGTCAATGATGACGTTACAAAGCTCAAAAACAGCCTTGGTACCGCCGCAGGTAAAAATATTCAGGAGAGCCGCGACGACATTACGCCGGGGCGCGTGCTGGTTAACGGTGGTGCGCTCGCGATTCGGTCTGTTGCTGCAAGAGCAGGCACAGCTCTTGCTGATGCCAGCGCCCTCCCGGCTAACTCTGTGAGCTTCTGTTATGCCGATGCAGCATTTTCACCGGGTTATGAGGCGACGATTCTTGATGTGGGTGGGCTCGGTGGCGATGGCTATCGTGTGCAGTATGCCGCGTCCTATGCAGACGGAGGGAAGCGGCTTAAATTCCGTACCCTGAATGCAGATAATGGCTACTGGGGAAGCTGGACGAGTGTCTTAACGAATTACGGCGGAAGTGTTGAATATTTAGAAAATGCAAATTACTACAGCTGCAAGTCAGATTACTGGATGGGAGGCGGCGGTTTTGCACATCAGTACACTAACAGAACTGCACCGTTCTATGTTCCGGGTTTTACCGCGCCAGCAGGTGTTTCGAATTATTTTCCACTTATTAAAGGGTCTACAACAATAGCGGGACAAGGTTGGGGCTCTGCAGTCAGTTTTGGAATACTGCGTAGCGGGAGTAACGATTTTGGCTCGGCAGTGATCCATATCCTTGGGGATTCTGGCAGTGGTGCCATTTTTGGATTTGACGCCAACGGTACGTTTAATAGTCAGGGAGAAGTAAGAGGCGGGTCAAACGTTGTTGCCTCACAGGCCCTTTATGAATCTGGCGGGCTGGTAAGGGTTTACTCTTCAAATAACCCGCCGCCAAAAGTTGCGTACACCCCGGCGGAGAGCGATTACCGTTATAACCTTAAAAATTCGGCAGCCTTAGGCGGATTCGGGTGGGAGAAAGACAATTCAACAGGTGTGATAAAGCAATGGGGCATCGCAACGCGTGCGGCGAATTCGACGCGTATCAACTTCCCAACTGCTTTCCCCAACGGCTGCACCAATGTGCAGTTAACGTTAGTCTGGGCTGGGGGATTCCACGACCAGAATATCTACGTTCAGGATGCTGATGCATGGGGGTTTACCTATGTTGCAGGCAGTGGCGAGCCCAATGCCTATTATGAGGCGCGGGGTTATTAAAATGGGATATGTTTATCGCCCCAAAACGGGGGCATTTTACAGCGATCTACTGGAAGCTGATTACCGCGCCGCCGGAACGTGGCCGGGATTTTTTGTGCGCGTAACTGATGAAGATTACCGCAACCTTATGGAGGGGCTTGCACAGGGTAAAATGATTGTCCCGAATAAGCAGTGTTATCCGGTACTGCAGGAGCGTCCGGCTCCATCCCGTGACGAACTTATCGCAGAGGCGGAGGAAAAGCGCCGGGCGCTGATTGAGTCGGCGCTGCAGTCGGTTTCCGTTATCCAGCTCAAGCAAATGAACGGGCGCAGTTTAACCGACAAAGAAGTCGCCAGACTGAATGACGTGCTCGATTATATTGACGCGGTTGAGGCGACCGATACCCAAACCGCCCCGGATATTCACTGGCCTGAATTAGCCGCGTGACCAGAGCCTTCCCCCCGGAGGGCTTTTGTTTGTTGTTTTATCCCTCCACCAACGCCCTTTCATCGCGCCTGCAGAATACACAACAGAAAATAGTCGCACCCCTTAACCACGGAGTTAAACAGATGGGCGACTATCATCACGGCGTCGAGGTCATCGAGATTAACGATGGCACGCGCACCATTTCCACCGTTTCGACGGCCATCATCGGCATGGTCTGCACGGCCAGCGATGCTGACGCAAAGACATTCCCCTTAAACGAGCCGGTACTGATTACCAGCGTGCAAACGGCTATCGGTAAAGCCGGTAAAAAAGGCACGCTGGCAAAATCCCTGCAGGCCATCGCCGACCAGTGCAAACCGGTCATTGTGGTGGTGCGCGTTCCAGAAGGTGTCGACGACCCGGCAGACCCGGAAGCGGCGCAGAAAGAAACCATTTCCAACATCATCGGCACGACCGACGAAAACGGCAAATACACCGGGCTGAAAGCGCTGTTAACGGCGAAAACCGTCACCGGCGTTAAGCCGCGCATTCTCGGCGTGCCGGGGCTGGATACGCAGGAAGTGGCGACCGCGCTTGCGTCAACCTGCCAGAGCCTGCGCGCGTTCGGCTACGTAAGCGCGTGGGGCTGCAAGACCATTTCCGACGCCATCAAATACCGTGAGAATTTCAGCCAGCGCGAGCTGATGGTCATTCACCCTGACTTTCTGGCATGGGACACCACGGCGAACGAAACCGATATTGCATGGGCGACCGCCCGCGCGCTCGGCCTGCGCGCCAAAATCGACCAGGAGACCGGATGGCACAAAACGCTGTCTAACGTTGGCGTGAATGGCGTCACCGGCGTCAGCGCCTCGGTCTCATGGGATTTGCAGGAGCAGGCTACCGACGCCAACCTGCTGAATCAGGCCGGGGTGACAACGCTAATCCGCAACGACGGCTTTAAGTTCTGGGGCAACCGTACCTGCTCGGACGATCCTTTATTCGTGTTTGAAAACTACACCCGCACGGCGCAGGTGCTGGCCGACACGATGGCGGAGGCGCACGCGTGGGCGATGGACAAGCCCGTTTCCGCAACGCTTATCCGCGACATTGTCGCCGGTATCAATGCCAAATTCCGCGAGCTGAAAAATAACGGCTATATCGTTGACGGGTCATGCTGGTACGACCCGGAGTCAAACACCGTGGAAACCCTGAAAGCCGGGAAGCTGTATATCGATTACGACTACACCCCCGTCCCGCCGCTGGAAAACCTGACCCTGCGCCAGCGCATCACCGATACCTATCTGGCTGACCTGTCAGAGTCGGTCAACAGCTAAGGAGCTCAGAACATGGCGTTACCACGCAAACTGAAATACCTGAATATGTTTAACGACGGCCTCAGCTACATGGGCGTCGTTGAATCCGTCACCCTGCCAAAGCTGACCCGCAAGCTTGAGAAATACCGCGGCGGCGGGATGCCGGGCTCGGTGTCGATTGACCTCGGTCTCGACGACGACGCGCTGTCGCTTGAGTGGACGCTGGGCGGCCTGCCTGACGTCGAGCTGTGGGCGCAGTACGCGTCACCGGGTGCCGACAGCGTGCCGCTGCGCTTCACCGGCTCTTTCCAGCGCGACGACACCGGCGCTATTTCCGCCGTTGAGGTGGTCATGCGTGGCCGTCACAAGGAGTACGACGGCGGCGAAAACAAACAGGGCGAAAGCGGCACGACCAAAATCTCGACCGAGTGCTCTTACTATCAGCTCACGATTGACGGCAAGGAGGTCATCGAGATTGACGTCGTCAACATGGTGATGAAAGTCGACGGCGTCGACCGTCTCGCTGAGCACCGCCGGGCGATTGGCCTGTAACACGTTTACCGGTCAGCCAGGCTGGCCGGTCACTTACTCATATTCAAAGAGAGCAACATCATGGAAAACATCAACGAAACCGCCACCACCAAAAACGAAAATCCGAACATTGTGATCCTCGATAATCCCGTCATGCGCGGTGAGCAGAAAATCGAACAGGTGACCGTGACTAAACCCAACGCAGGAACCCTGCGCGGTGTGAGTCTGGCCTCGCTGGCAAACTCGGACGTCGATGCGCTGATTAAGGTGCTGCCGCGTATGACGTACCCGGCGCTGACCGAGCATGAGGTCATGCGTCTGGAAGCGTCAGACCTGATTTTGTTCGCCGGTAAGGTGGTCGGTTTTTTGTCGCCATCTTCGGCTCGCTGACCTTCCCGGATAACCTTTCGGTCGATGACCTGATGGCGGATATCGCGGTGATATTTCACTGGCCGCCATCAGAGCTCTATTCCCTGAGCGTGACCGAGCTCATCACATGGCGCGAAAAGGCGCTGCAGCGAAGCGGAAACCACCATGAGCAATAACGTCAGGATTGAGGTGCTGCTGAACGCAGTCGACCGGGCAAGCCGACCGCTTAAAGCTATCCAGACTGCCAGCAAGACCCTTGCTGGCGATATCCGCACTTCTCAGAACAGCCTGCGCGATCTGAATGCGCAGGCTGGCCGAATTGACGGATTCAGGAAAGCGAGCGCACAGCTTGCCGTGACCGGCCAGTCGCTTAACAAGGCGAAACAGGAAGCCGCCGCGCTGGCCGTTCAGTTTAAAAACACGCAAAACCCCACAACCGCGCAGACGCGGGCGATGGAGGCGGCAAAGAAATCCGCCGCTGACCTGCAGCTCAAATACAACAGCCTCAGGCTGTCGGTACAGCGCCAGCGCACCGAACTCGCGCGGGCTGGTATTAATACCCGTACCCTGTCGGCGGATGAGCGCCGCCTGAAAACCAGCATCAGTGAGACGACCGCGCAGCTCAACCGGCAGCGCGGGGCACTGGCGCGGGTCAGTCAACAGCAGGCGCGACTGAGTCGCATTAAAGAGCGTTATCAGGCCGGTAAATCCCTTGCCGGAGGCGCTGCAGCGGCAGGCGCGGCGGGCGTCGGTATCGCCACGGCGGGAACGATGGCCGGAGTAAAATTACTCGCACCCGGTTATAACTTTGCACAGAAAAACTCTGAGCTGCAGGCCGTGCTAGGGGTCGAAAAACAGTCGCCCGAAATGGAGGCGCTGCGCAAACAGGCGCGCCAGCTCGGGGACAATACCGCTGCGTCTGCAGACGATGCGGCGAGCGCGCAGATTATCATTGCGAAAAGCGGCGGGGATGCCGCAGCGATTCAGGCGGCGACGCCGGTCACGCTGAATATGGCGCTGTCTAACCGTCGCTCGATGGAAGAAAACGCCGCGCTGCTGACGGGTATGAAATCCGCGTTTCAGATGTCAAACGACCAGATCGCACACATTGGCGACGTGCTGTCGATGACGATGAACAAAACGGCCGCTGACTTTGACGGGCTGAGCGACGCGCTGACGTATGCTGCGCCGGTGGCAAAAAATGCCGGGGTCAGTATCGAGCAGACCGCCGCAATGGTCGGCGCGCTCCATGACGCCAAAATCACCGGCTCGATGGCGGGAACGGGCAGCCGTGCCGTCCTGAGTCGCCTGCAGGCTCCGACCGGTAAGGCATACGAGGCCATCAAAGAGCTCGGCGTTAAAACGTCTGACAGCAAGGGCAACACGCGCCCGATATTTGCCATTCTGAAAGAAATGCAGCGCAGTTTTGAGAAAAACAATCTCGGAACAAGCCAGCGCGGCGAATACATGAAAACCATCTTTGGTGAGGAAGCCAGCTCGGCGGCGGCGGTACTGATGACCGCTGCCTCAAGCGGTAAGCTCGATCAGCTCACGGCGGCGTTTAAAGCCTCGGACGGCAAAACCGCTGAGCTGGTCAAAATCATGCAGGACAACCTCGGCGGCGACTTTAAAGAATTTCAGTCAGCCTATGAGGCCGTTGGTACTGACCTGTTTGACCAGCAGGAGGGGTCACTGCGTAAGCTCACCCAGACTGCCACGAAATATGTGTTAAAGCTCGACGGCTGGATCACCAATAACAAAACACTTGCGTCAACAATCGGCATCATAGCAGGCGGCGCACTGGCAATTATTGGCATCCTCGGGGCAATTGGTCTGGTCGCCTGGCCGGTCATTACCGGCATTAATATTTTGATTGCCGGTGCATCACTGCTTGGGACGGTTTTCTCTGCGGTGGGCGGTGCCTTCATGACCGTGCTCGGGGCGCTTACCTGGCCGATTGTGGCTGTTGGCGTTGCCATCATCGCCGGTGCGCTGCTCATCCGCAAATACTGGGAGCCAATTAGCGCATTTTTCTCAGGCGTAATGGAGGGGATAAAGCAGGCTTTTGCCCCTGTAGTGGAGTTATTCGAACCGTTAAAGCCGGTTTTTGACTGGCTGGGTGAAAAACTCAAAGCGGCGTGGCAGTGGTTTAAAGACCTGATCGCACCGGTTAAATCGACGCAGGAGACGCTCGACAGCTGCAAAAATGCGGGCGTGATGTTCGGCAAGATGCTGGCCGAAGCGCTGATGTTACCGCTCAAAAGCTTTAATACATTGCGTACCGGCGTTAACTGGTTACTGGAAAAGCTCGGGGTCATCAAAAAGGAGTCGGGCGAGCTCGACCAGACGGCTGCAAAAGCCAACGCCGCCACCGGCTCGCAAAAGGGGTCTTATATTCCGGCCACCTCGGCATACGGAGGATATCAGGCATATCAGCCAGTAACGGCTCCCACCGGAAAGACTTACGTCGACCAGAGCAAGCCAGAATATAACATTCACCTGAATGGTGGCATCGCGCCGGGCAGCGACCTTGATCGCCAGCTCCGCGAGGCTGTCGATAAACTCGACCGGGAAAACCGTGCGCGTCAGCGCTCAAGTATGCGTCATGACCGAGGGGGATAAAGCATGTTAATGGTTTTAGGTTTATTTGTGTTTGAGCGCCGCACGCTGCCCTATCAGTCCATGCAGTATTCGAAGGATTACCGCTGGGCGTCAAACGACCGTATCGGCAAGCCACCGGCTTACCAGTATCTCGGGGAAGGGGAAACCACGCGCATGCTGTCGGGCGTGCTCTATCCCGAAATCACCGGCGGACGTCTGTCACTGACCGCCATCGAGCTGATGGCCGACGAGGGGCGCGCGTGGCCGCTGATTGACGGGACGGGCATGATCCACGGCATGTATGTCATCGACAAAGTGACGCACACCCACACTGAGCTATTCAGTGACGGTGCTGCCAGAAAAATCGAGTTTAGCCTGTCCCTTAAACGGGTCGATGAATCGCTGGCGGCCATTTATGGCGACCTTAAAACGCAGGCCGACAATCTGGTCACGTCTGCCGGTGAATGGCTGGGAGGGCTGGCAGGATGATTACGGGAATGAATATTCAGGCCGGGGCGAAGATAGCCCCGGCGTTTATGCTCAAGCTGGATAACGAGGATATCACGCAGGATTTCAGTGACCGCCTTATCAGCCTGACCATGACCGACAATCGCGGATTCGAGGCCGACCAGCTCGATATCGAGCTCGATGACACTGAAGGCCAGATAGCTTTGCCGCCGCGCGGCGCAACGTTGACGCTGTGGTTAGGCTGGCAGGATTCCGCGCTGATAAAAAAAGGGACGTTCACGGTCGACGAAATCGAGCACAGGGGCGCGCCTGATACGCTGACCATCCGGGGACGCAGCGCCGATTTTCGCGGGTCGCTGAACTCGCGCCGGGAACAGTCATGGCATGACACCACGCTCGGGCAAATTGTCGAGACGATTGCTGCACGTAATAAACTGACGGCCAGCGTGGCCGACACGCTGAAAGCCGTAGCCGTGCCTCACATTGACCAGTCGCAGGAATCCGACGCGGTGTTTCTGTCCCGCCTCGCTGACCGGAATGGGGCGGCGGTTTCGGTAAAAGCGGGGAAACTGTTATTCCTGAAAGCCGGGGGCGGTAAGACCGCCAGCGGAAAACCTATTCCGCAGATGACGCTTGAGCGCGGCGACGGCGATCGTCATCAGTTTGCCATTGCTGACCGGGAAGCCTACACCGGCGTGACGGCAAAATGGCTGCACACCAAAGACCCCAAGCCGCAAAAGCAAAAGGTTAAGCTCAAAAGGAAGCCCAAAGAGAAGCACCTCCGCGCGCTGCAGCACCCGAAAGCAACCAAAGCCCCGGCAAAGACTAAAGCCAAAAAAGAGCAGGAAGCGCGCGAGGGTGAGTACATGGCCGGTAAGGCTGACAACGTGCTGGAGCTTACAACCATCTACGCGACAAAGGCGCAGGCCATGCGCGCCGCTCAGGCAAAGTGGGACAAGCTGCAGCGAGGCGTGGCGGAGTTTTCAATCTCGCTTGCGATTGGCCGTGCAGATTTGTTTCCTGAAACGCCAATCGCGGTGAAAGGGTTTAAGCGCGTCATAGACGATCAGGCGTGGATAATCAGCCGGGTGGTGCATAACCTCAACGGGAGCGGCTACACGACGGGCTTAGAGCTTGAGGTTAAGGTTTCGGATGTGGAGTACGAAAGCGAAGAATTAACGCAATGATATATAATTAACTGTTTGTTATATAAGGATAAAATGAGTAAAATTAACGCATCGGAAATTAAATGAGGTGCTCGCCATGTTTCACTGTCCAAAATGCCATTTCGCCGCTCACGCCCGCACAAGTCGCTATTTTACTGACACGACCAAAGAGCGGTATCACCAGTGCACAAATATCAATTGCAGCGCGACATTTGTCACCACTGAAACGATAGAGCGCTTTATCGTTTCGCCGGGTGAAGTAGTGCCAGCGCCACCGCACCCGACGCAATCAGGACAGCAACAAATTCAATGGATGTGACTAAACTGCCTCAATCCTTCGTATATGCGAGGGATTATTTTTTGGAAAATACTTTATATACTTAGCATTGTTCCATTAGCTGACATTCATCGTTGTCTGAAATCATGCTACGATGCTAGGGAAGGTGCGAACAAGTCCCTGATATGAGATCATGTTTGTCATCTGGAGCCATGGAACAGGGTTCATCATGAGTCATCAACTTACCTTCGCCGACAGTGAATTCAGCAGTAAGCGCCGTCAGACCAGAAAAGAGATTTTCTTGTCCCGCATGGAGCAGATTCTGCCATGGCAAAACATGGTGGAAGTCATCGAGCCGTTTTACCCCAAGGCGGGCAATGGCCGACGGCCCTATCCGCTGGAGACCATGCTGCGTATTC